CTTTATTTTTTCTCCGGGGGGACATATTTGATAGCTTTGATCTAGTGATTCCTGGATGGTTTTAAGTAGGACACCCTTTTCGCGCCAAAAAATTCGGGAGTGGTGACCCGGATCTCCTTTCGAGTGGGGGTGTTCTACTTAAAACCATCTGGGAACTCAACGAAACTGGTACTTAACTCAGTCGAAGTCACCTAAAACTGAGTCGATATTTTGCGCTTAAAGGGGAATGATGCAAATGCGCACTACTGGTGACGGCAAAGCGAAGCCAATTCGTGAGCATTCTTTAGCACCAACTCCTGAAGCGCGAGAGAATGAGCTCATTGCACTGGCTCAAGCACAAGCCGAAGAGCTTTTAAGAAAGAAGAAAGCATCCTCTCAGTTGGTCTGCCAGGTTCTGAAGATGGGATCTGAGAAAGAACGGCTGGAAGTTGAGAAGCTTCGTAAAGAGAATGCATTTTTGCGAGCTAAAACCGAAGCACTCGAATCGGCCAAGCGAGTAGAAGAGCTATATTCTAATGCTCTTGCTGCTATGCGATCCTACAATGGTATGGAGTCTGATCAGAGTGACTAGAACATATTCTGAGCTTAAAGAACTGAAGACTTTCAACGAAAGATTCGAGTACCTGAAGATCGGAGGGAAAATAGGAGCCGCTACTTTTGGTGGGCACCGATATTTGAACCAAAGATTCTATCAGTCGGATCGTTGGAAGGACGTTAGAGCCCAAGTCATAATTCGAGATCAGGCATGCGACATGGGGATTGAAGGACTGGAACTGAAAACCAGACTTTACGTGCATCACATGAACCCGATCGACATTTCTGACATCGTTCATGGCGAGAATTGGATCTACGATCCCGAATACCTCATCTGTGTTTCCGAGTCAACCCACAAGGCGATCCACTACGGCGATATTTCTCTGCTGGATCAAGGGCCTATAGTCCGGAAACCAGGTGACACATTACTTTGGTAGAAAGGAGACAGGTATGAGACAGGCGATGATAGTACAGCCGCTTACAACGCGGACCTATGACGATATTTACGCAGCCCGAACCAGAATAGCGAATGAACTGGCAGTGCAGCAGTATTCAACACTTGGCACCATGCTCAATCCGATGGAAATCCGAGTACCAACTTCGTACCAGGGTGATCCATCCGCTTACAGAGAGTTGATGGCTTTGATGAGAGTGCTTGGTATTCTGGCCAACTTCGATTCGAGCGACATGATCTACTTCGAGGAAGGTTACGATCGTGAACGAGTGAACCGAGTATTCAAGGATCTTGCCGTGACTTACGGAATCCCGATCTTTGTCGAGGGTGATGAAGATGAGCATACTTGATACGATTCGCCACATGTGTGTTGGTTCAGATGAAGACAAGACCTTTGACACAGATCTGCTCATCTACATTAATGGAACGATGAACATCCTTGCCCAGCTTGGTCTCCCCGGAGCAGATGGGTTTGTAGTAACCGGATCTGAACAGACGTTTGAAGATCTTCTTGGCGAAGGCGTATCTGCTGCGAATCTCGAGATGGTCAAGAACTATGTTTACTTCAAGGTTAAGCAGCAGTTCGATCCATCAAGTTCCTCAGTTCTAAACTCGGCATACGACACTCAGATTGCTCAGCTCGAATGGCGGATTAATGTCCAGTGTGAGAACTCCGTACTAAATCAAAATGGAACGTGAGGTGATCACATGCCATCATACGTTGGATACGATCTAATCGGCGAGAAGGATTTGGAGCATCATGGTATCCTTGGCCAAAAGTGGGGGCAGCGTAATGGTCCGCCATATCCTCTCAAAGGCGGCGATTACTCCAAAGAAGAAATCCGCCAGGTTTACAAAGCCCGTAGACGTGACAACAGTATCTATAACAAGAAACATTTCGATAAGGTAATCTCTACTTCCGATACGCTTGCAACGTTGTCTTACGATAAGCATCGAACTGAAAACACAGACATGTTTTACGCTGCTTATAAGAAACCTGACAAGCACCAGTACAATGCCCTCTTCAACAAGAAGGTACCGCAGACTCTGTATGATGAAAACGGTGAAGAGATTGGCACCGGTATGTTCTATAAGTATCGGATCAATAATACTGTAAAGCACGATGTTAAAGTTGCAAGCGAAGATTCTGCTGCAAAGGTGTTCACAGATCTGTTTGCTAACAATCGAGACTTCTACAATTTCGTCACAGACCCCGAGCGAATGCAGTCACACTTTGTGGATAGTAAGTACAAGTTCAAAGGGTATCGCGAAGCTCGTAAGTCTCTTGAACGAATTAGGGATCCAGAAAACAAGCCCACAGAGCGAGATTTGAGAACCGTCTATCGAATGTTCAACTATGTGATTCCATCCGATGGAGCTGGTAATGCTAGAGCTGGAAAAGATGTCGCTGTTCAGCGGCAGAAGTTCTTCAACGCTTTGAAGAAAGCTGGCTATGGCGCTTGTTTGGATACTAACGATGCTATCTATGGTGGTTTTAAAGCCCAGGCTCCGGTCATTGTCTTCGACATGGAGCAGATTTCTTTAAAGAATGCCGAACGCGTAACCACTGGTTCTAAACTATTCTCCGATGTCGTATTTTCTGCTCGTAAATCGCTCGGATTGTAACAAGGAGATTTAGGTATGCCATACATTGGTTATAGATTGGTAAGCCCTGACGATCTCGAGCATTTTGGTATTAAAGGAATGCGATGGGGCGTTAGGCGATTTCAAAATGAAGATGGAACTAGAACAGCTCTTGGTAAGAAACGTTACAACGATAGTGACGATGATGACTCCAGCATGCATGAGGACGCTAGAAGTGCAAGAAGCAAGAAGCCTTCTGAGATGTCCGATGCAGAACTGAAGAAAGCTATGACCCGAATGCAGCAAGAAGCTCAGTACAATGAGTGGAAAGCAAAAGCCGAGGGATCTAATGCTACCAAGAAAGGCGAAAGCGTTGCTAAGAAATATTTTAACCAGGCAGCTGGTATCGCCGTTGGCATTCTGGTTACAAAAGCAGTTAACGATACGATCAGCGGTGGTGACTGGTCTTTGGTGAAAGCCGCACAGACCGCCGTTGATGTTGGTAAGTTTGCAGTCAAGAATGGGCTGAAGTCCACTTGGCTCCTATAACAAATGTTTTCTAACAAAGCAGTTCCTCGCTACTATGGTATGTGGCGAGAAGAAGTCCGGCGAGGTGTTATTCCAGTTTGTCAAACGATTCGTATGGAGATGGATCGCATTGAAGACCTGATTGCTAATCCTGGTGTATTTTATGATGACCAGGCGGTTGAAGGTTGGATCCGATTCTGCGAACATGAGCTCACCCTTACTGATGGCACCGACTTCCATATGCTGGACACTTTCAAACTCTGGGGAGAGCAAGTATTCGGATGGTACTACTTTGTTGAGCGAAGCATATTTGAGCCGAATCCTGATGGCCGTGGCGGTCACTATGTGAGAAAGGTAATCAAACAGCGGTTAACAAAGAAGCAGTATCTGATCATTGCTCGAGGTGCAGCTAAATCCATGTATGATGAAAGTATCCAGGCTTACTATCTTACGTGTGACACCAGCACCACACACCAGATTACTACAGCGCCTACTATGAAACAGGCCGAAGAGGTTATGACTCCACTCAGGACTGCTATCATTCGTTCTCCTGGGCCGTTGTTCCAGTTCCTTACAGAAGGATCTCTGCAGAACACAACCGGATCGAAAGCAAACCGAGTGAAGCTTGCTTCAACAAAGAAAGGCATCGAAAATTTTCTGACTGGTTCTATGCTCGAGGTTCGTCCTATGAGCATCGACAAGCTTCAGGGACTTCGATGCAAAGTTGCAACTGTTGATGAATGGCTTTCTGGCGACACAAGAGAAGACGTCATCGCTGCTATTGAGCAAGGCGCTTCCAAGCTCGATGACTATCTGATCGTTGCGACATCCTCAGAAGGAACTGTTCGAAACGGAGTAGGCGATTCAATCAAAATGGAACTGATGGACATCCTGAAGGGCAAATACTACGCTCCTCATGTATCCATCTGGTATTACAGACTCGACAATGAAAAAGAAGTTGCCGATCCGGCCACCTGGTTAAAGGCCAATCCGAATCTTGGTAAGACTGTTACATACGAGACTTACCAGTTGGATAAGGAAAGAGCTGAGCAGGTACCATCGGTTCGCAACGAAATACTGGCTAAACGTTTCGGTATACCTAAAGAGGGGTATACCTATTATTTTACATACGAAGAAACACTCCCCCATCGACGGCAAAACTTCATCGGTATGCCTTGTTCCCTTGGTATTGACCTTTCCCAGGGAAACGACTTTTGTAGTTTTACTTTTTTGTTCCCTCTGAAGAAAGACTTGTTCGGAGTGAAGACTTTGTGTTTCATCACATCTCTTACGCTCGACAAGCTTCCTTTGGCTACAAGGAACAAGTACGATGATTTTCTGAAAGAAGGCAGTTTGATCGTTCTCAACGGTTCTATCCTCGACATGATGGATGTGTACGATTGCTTAATGGATCATATTTCGAAGATGAGCTATGACGTTCGTTGTGTCGGATACGATCCGTATAATGCTGTTGCTTTCATTACAAGATGGACTCAGGAGAATGGACCTTATGGTGTTGAGAAAGTCATTCAGGGCCGAAAGACAGAATCAGTTCCTCTTGGAGAACTGAAAACTCTGGCCTCTGAGCGAGCTCTCTTATTTGATCAAGAGATGATGACATACACCATGGGCAACTGCATTACGATGCAGGACGTTAATGGAAACCGAATGCTGCTTAAGAAACGATACGATACTAAGATCGATGCTGTTGCAGCGATGATGGACGCATTCGTCGTATGGAAGATCTACAAAGAAGAATTTTAAAGGTGATCGCATGCCATACATTGGAATGGAGCTTCTTAGTGAAGCTGATCTGGAACATTATGGCATTAAAGGAATGAAGTGGGGCGTTCGAAGAACTAAAGAACAGCTTGGGCACAAAACTGTTTCATCCAGGAAAGTCGAACGACTCGCTAAGAAAGATGCCAAAGAATTTGCTCGAGCCAAAATGTTTTATGGCGAAGGTGCCGGTAATAGGCGAAAGTTGATTAAAGCCAAAGTTAACGAACGTTCCACAAATGAACATTACAAGCAGGCTTTCGAGAAGTACCTTGCTGAGCAAGACATGGCCGATCATGCTACAAAAGCTCAGCATGAAAGAGCTCGAAAAGATGCGGCTGCTAAGGTTGGGGAAACCGCAAGAGGAATTCGTAACATAGTCACTGGTAACTGGCAGTATGCAGCTACTGGCGTATTGGCAGCATATGGAATTGCAAAGATTACCGGCGCTGACAAAGTGATAGCAGAGCATGGTCGTGTTGCCATGTCCAGGGCGAGTGATTGGGTTCAATCTATTATGCGTCAGGCTTACCATGCCAGCCATCGGATGACCGTTGACGATATTCTGAGAGGGAGGTGATCGCATGCCGTATGTTGGATACGATTTGGTTGGAGAAACCGACCTCGAGCATCATGGAATTAAAGGCCAAAAATGGGGTGTTCGAAGGTTCAGGAATGAAGATGGTACCTTAACGAATGCCGGCAAGAATCGGTATCATGTTAAGCATCGCGATGTCGCGTTAACTGCTTATGAACGAGCTGATTTGCATAGGTACCATAAAAAAGGAACCACCCCCTCCTTATTTCTCAAAAGAGATCGAAGCGAAAAGTACATGAACAAAGCTAACCGATTGCTTGACAAGGCAGAAGAAAGTCAAGCGAGAGGCGATGCATATCGTAAGGCTGGAAATTCTAGTCATTCCGAAATGTGGGAATTGAAATACATGTACGAACGCGGATTTGATGAATTCGACAGGCGTGAACAGTATCACAAAGTCGTTGACATTCTTCGTTCTGAAGCTAGAGCACTTGGTCAGGAAACGGTCGATAAATGGGCAATGGAGAATGCATGGGATATGCTTTACCCAGAGTATTTCGTTGTCGACAAAAGTAACAATGATTAAAAAGGAGTAAATAGTATGCCGTACATAGGAATGCAGTTAATCGGTGATGCCGATCTTGAGCATCATGGCATTAAAGGACAGCGCTGGGGTGTTCGCCGTTACCAGAATTCTGATGGATCTTTGACTAGCGCTGGTAGAGCTCGGTATGGCGATGCTCGTTCAACTTCTGCTCGTCAGCTTCTTACTGGCGGTGGTTTGAGCAATATTCGAGCTTCTCGTTATACGAGAAAAGCTGATAGAGCTGATGCAAAAGCAGCAAGGCTTCGGGCTGGAGAAAACGCGTATCGATCCAAGATTGGTAATTTCAACAAAGAAAATTTAGCCACTAGAGCAACCTGGCAGGCTGCATATTTGGGTCGTGGTGCGAAAGGCTATGACAAAGAAATGGGTATGCATGCTAAAGGTCTTGCTCGTCGTGCCGAAAGAGTAGAACGTCGTGCCGCAAAGATTCGCGCTAAAGCTCAGGCTGAAATGACGATCTCAGCTAAGCGTGTTCAGTATGATAACAAAACTCGGACTGGCAAAATGTTCATGCAGAACCTGATATTTGGCGGCAATGGTGGCGAGACATATCGTGATGCACGTGCTCTCGGCGCTACAAGAGGTCAGGCATTGCTTTCTACTGAACGTAAGAATCGTAAACGTGCCTTGGCTGGTGGCTATTAATCTAAGCTATTGAGAGGATCCATATTTATGGGATTTAAAGCATGGCTGGAGCATTCATGGAATGTCTTCCGTGGGAGGGACCATCCCCAGACATATTCCAATAATTTTGGGTATGGGGCCGCCTATCGCCCAGATCGAAACCGGCTGATTGGTAGAAATGAGAAGTCGATCATTAATGCTATATTTACACGTATTTCGATCGATGTCGCATCAGTCCCCATCAAGCATGTGCGATTGGATGATCTAGGAAGATTTTCTTCCGAAATGCGATCCAGATTGAACGAGTGTCTAACTCTGTCAGCCAATAAAGACCAAACCGGTCGAGCGTTTGTCCAGGACATTGTTATGTCAACTCTTGACGAAGGTTATGTTGCCGTAGTTCCCGTTGACACAAGTACCGATCCATATTCTGACAATTCATATGAAGTTGAGTCCATGCGAGTCGGAAAAATTGTTGAATGGTTCCCGGATGATGTCCGAGTGGATCTATACAATGACCGCACAGGTAAACATGAACAAATTCGGATTCCGAAGAAGCTAGTAGCTATCATCGAGAATCCGTTTTATTCTGTCATGAACGAACCGAACTCGACATTGTCTCGACTTTCCAGAAAGCTGGCTCTCTTGGATCTTGTCGATGAACAGAGCACATCCGGTCGACTCGATCTGATCATTCAGCTTCCATACACTATCAGATCCGAGGCCCACAAGAAGGAAGCAGAGCGTCGTCGTAAGGACATCGAGATGCAGCTGTCAACTTCCAAGCTTGGTGTTGCCTATACGGATGCTACCGAGAAGATCGTTCAGTTGAACCGACCTCTCGAGAACAATCTGCTTGAGCAGATCAACAAACTGACGGACACACTGTACAGTCAGCTGGGTATTCCGCCAGAAGTGTTCAAGGGAACTGCCGATGAAGCAACCCGATTGAACTACATTAACAGTACTATTGAACCGATCCTTTCAGCGATCGTTTTGGAGTTCAATAGAAAGTTCTTAACTAAGACTGCTCGAACCAAAGGGCAGTCGATCATGTTCTTTACAGATCCATTTAAGCTGATGACTGCTAAGGACATTGCCAGTCTTGGTGATACACTCACCAGGAACGCGATCATGTCTTCTAACGAACTTCGTTCTAAGATTGGTCTGCCTCCTGTCGATGATCCTGATGCGGACACGCTTCGGAATAAAAACTTGAATCAGTCGCCGGAAGAGATGGAGAAACACATACCCATCGACCAGGGTGGAGGAATTCAAAATGAACCAGAAGCACCAGTTTAAGTGAGATTGAGTAAGGATTAAGTGAGGAGACTATTATGGCGAAGTCTAAAGAAAAGTTCGACTTTGCTGGCTGGGCTTCCAAAAACGACATCCGCTGCTCTGATGGCAGGACTATTCGTAGAGATGCTTTCGCCAAGAATGATGGACAGACTGTTCCGCTTGTATGGCAGCATCAGCACAACGATCCTACCAATGTTCTGGGCCATGCTCTTCTGACAAATCGTCCTGAGGGCATGTGGATGGAAGGTTCGTTCAATGGATCCCCTCTGGCACAGCATGCAAAGATGCTTCTTGAGCACGGAGACATCACTTCCCTTTCCATTTGGGCTAATGATCTTGTCCAGAATGGCGGAGATGTGCTTCATGGTAACATCCGTGAGGTAAGTCTGGTTCTCAGTCCTGCAAATCCTGGGGCATCTATTGTATTCCCGGTTTTGGCACACGGTGACGGTGTCGAAGAAGAAGATACTAAACAGGCAATCATTACGATGGGCGAAGCCCCTGAGTATATTTCGCATGCCGATGAAGAAGAACCACCGGCTTCAGGTAAGGAGGAACCTAAGATGGCAGAAAACGAAAAGACTGTAAAAGATGTATTCGATGAAATGACCGAAGAACAGAAGAACGTCGTCTATTTCATGATCGGCAAAGCCCTGGAAGATGCTAATGGCGGTGACGATGACGACGATGATGAAGAAGACGACGAGGAGGAAGATGACGTGAAACACAATGTATTCGACGCTACCATGCAGAGCGGCCAGCCCTATCTGTCCCATTCCGATTTCCAGGAGATCATCCGTGACGCCAAGTCTATCGGCAACCTGAAGGACGCCGTTATTGCTCATATGCAGGATGGTGTTCTGTCCCATGCCGTGTATAACCACAATCCTGATGGAACCCAGGGTACTGAGCAGACCTATGGCATCGCTGATATCGATTACCTGTTCCCGGATGCTCGGAATCTGGATAATCCCCCTCAGTTCATTCAGAGAGATATGGACTGGGTCAAGGAAGTTGCTGCCAAAGCGCATCACACT